ACCAGCCACTGTTGAAGCAGGACCAGTCGGACCGGCTGGACCAGTCGGACCCGTAGAACCAGTTGGGCCCGGGGGACCCGGAGGACCAGCCACCGTTGAAGCAGGGCCAGTCGGACCAGTAGGACCCGTGGCACCCGTTGAACCGGTCGGACCCGTAGGACCTGTCGGAATCGTAAAGTTAAAGACCGCCGCCGATGTCGTACCGGAGTTTGTGATTGCCGCAGGGCTACCTGCCACACCCGTCGTAACCGTACCAAGCGTGATCGTGGCCGCACTACCAGTCGGGCCTGTAGCGCCTTGCGGACCTGTGGGACCAGTCGGACCAGTCGGACCCGCAACAGTAGAAGCCGGTCCCGGAGGACCCGTCAAACCTTGAGGACCAGTCGGGCCAGTCGGACCAACAGAACCAGTCGGGCCCTGCGGCCCAGTCGGAATAACGAAATTAAATACAGCAGCAGTGGGGCTACCGGAGTTTGTGACCGATGCCGCACCACCAGCGGGGCTGGTTGTAGTCGTACCAACCGCCAAAGTAGTACCCGGGCCGGTAGGACCGGTAGGACCCATAGGCCCAGTCGGACCCGTAGGCCCCGTAGGACCGGTCGGACCAATAGGCCCCGTAGGACCTGTCGGACCCACTAGGTTAGTCGCATTCACAACGTCCGTGCCGTTGCAGACAAGGATCGTCTTGATACCACTGGCAACCGAGACGCCGGTCTGTCCCGAGACCTTTACCGTGACGGCATATCCGCCCGTGGTGTTGTTGTAAATAAAATACAGTTTTCTATTATTCGGGACTTCGACCGTTCTAGCCGCCGTAAGCGTACCGGTCAGTTCGATATACATGTTACGGGCTACGCCGGTAGCGCCGTTTGGTATGGTCAAAATGGTCGGTGAAGTGCTGTTCGTGACGGCCTGAGTCACGTATCCGGCAATCGACTGCTCTAGCAGGGTGCCAAGATTAGTGTTGGTCGTAACGCCCCAAGTACCGGACTGTTCGCCGGTACCGATAAGTTCGATGCCAAGATTGGAACTATAAGTAGTCATTATTCACCCCTACAAACGGCTTCAGCCGTCAGGATCTAGATCAACCCACGTTGTTGTTTGCGAGTCGTCCACGGGACTCCAGCTAGACCCCTGCGCGTCATCGACAGCAGTCCAACTTGTAGTCTGGGCGTCGTTTACCGGGTTCCAAGACCCGGTTTGTGAATCATCCACAGCTTGCCATACTGAGCCTTGACTGTCATCTACCGGATTCCAAAGGAAATTTCCAGCCACCACCTCCACGGCCACGGCGCTGTCGGTAAAGACCGACACGAAGATCATCCTCGTGGACACAAACTCCTGCGCCATAGCCTGAGCCACGACCGCAGAATTAAAGATACCTTGGGCAGATACCGAGTCAGATACCGTCCCAACCTCGCTTATCTGGGCATTGAACCCTTGCAAGGCGGACATGGTTTCAGACCCGGTGACGGACTCTGCGATGCTAGCCGGGTAAGTCATCAGGGCCGAAGCCATGTCTGACCCAGTAACCGTATCCGACACCGCCGAAATAAAGGTCTGATTGGCTACCGCGCTGTCCAGTACCGTGACCGATGCCGCTACGTTGGTGACGAAGACCTGTGTAGTGCTGACCACATCGTACGAGGTGACTGCCTCGGTGACGCTCGCCACAAAATCCGCGATGGATATGACCGTATCCGTACCGGCGGCAGATTCGGCAATCAGAGGGGCATGGCCCTGTGCGGCGGAGGCAGTATCCGACCCGACCGCGCTATCTGAAAGTGCAGAGTTGAAGATGTTCCCGGCTGCAAAGTTGTTCTCAGAGACAACCGCAGAATCGTCAAAGGCTACGTTGACTACTAAATTTGCAGAGTAATCATCAGACCCGGTTGCAAACTCATCAATGTGAGACTCAAAGTTGTATGCAGCCGAAGTGGTATCTTGGATGGTTAGAGTTTCGGCAACGGATGTAGCGAACGAAACAAGCGAGGCAATACTGTCTTGTCCTGCTGCGGCCTCTGCAACAGCGGTATTGAACACACCCGAACCGGCGACGGCATCCGATCCCGACGCAGAGTCAGACACAGCAGCATTGAGATACTGCTGAAATCCGCTAAATGTCCACGCCGAGATCGGGCCGTTACTGAACATTACTTAGCTACGGGAGGGGCACTCGGCTGCTGTGGCAACTGGGCCTGTGCTTGCTGTTGAAGTTTCCCAAACAGAGTAGCTACCTGTTCAAACGGTTGCTTAGCAAGAGCCATCATAATCACGTTAACTTCTTCAATCGAAAGATCATCAAACTTAATCTTGTTCATACCACTTCCTTTGCGCCGGTTTACGACGTATTTGTCTAGTTGAGGATTAGCCACAATCAACCCTGTTGGAGACGAGCAATCGCAGCCGCTATAAGGGTATCACGCTCTGCCTCGGGGAGTTGAGTAATCAAGGCTTCATAGACCCGGAACGACTTAGCACGTTCGGCCTTTTCGGTCTTGATCAAAAAGCGCAGCCGGTCCCTGTACTGGTACTGGGAAACGATGTCATCGAACTCGTCCGGCACCTGATCAAGGGTCGCATTAGCGTACTGCGCCAAGTGACTCGGCCAATCATCCTGCGGGAGCGCCGCCAACATCGCCGTATAGTTGGTAATGTTGATGTCGTAGGACATGATTTCCTTCTCTCGCATGACGATGTTGTCAGCAAGGATGTTGTATTTGTCTGCGTTAGATACTGAGTAGAACATGTTGCACCTTTAGAAAAACGTGATTCTATTACAGGGTAAGCCGGGAAGCGTAGCCGGATCTGCTACTTTTGACCCAAACCCGCCAGACCATCCATATACAACTATTCCCGGGCTAGCTGCGGAGGTGAACCCAACATAGTTTGCGCTTTGGGCAACAGATACCCCTTCAGAAGCGCCGGTAGAGAGCGTTGCGGGGTTTGCATACTTGGTGCCAAACCCAGTCGAGTTGTCCCACGCATAGGCGTGTGTATATGCGCTTCCTGAAGTACCAAAGTATAGAACATCAGAATATGGACTAAATGTTACTGCTCGCCCGCCAGAAGGGGGGAGTGTTGCTGGATTGGAAAAAACAGTTCCAAATCCGCCAGACCACGGCCATGCCACCACGTAGGGGCTATTACCTCGCGCACCAGCTATTACTGATACACCAGAAGGATTGGTACTAAATTCAGCATCATAACCAACAGACCCGCCGGGATTAGAGGCAGGATCAGAATACTTACTACCAAACCCACTACCTGACCATGCGTATACTGAAATTGACGGGCTAGTTGCAATAGAAATACCAACAGTCGTGTTGTCTTTGAAACTTATATTGTAAACAGAACCGGTTGGAACAGTAGCTGGGTCGGCATAAGCACTACCAAATCCTGTTGAGTCACTCCACGCATAAGCTCTTATGTATGGAGTAGAAGTAATATTTCCCGCTATTATTGCTGAATTGTCTGGACTAAATGACAGCCCATAAGCACCACCAGCCGGAGCAGGACTTGGGTTTGCATATTTAGTACCAAACCCACTGGAAGACCACGGGTACGCAGCTATACGGTTAAGAGCGCTAGTAGTATTCGCATAAGCAATAACCGTTGAGGTAGGATTAGCCGCAGGCTGCATAGTAATTGAGGTTGGTAATGTTGCCGGATCGGAATACTTAGTTCCAAATCCACTACCAGTCCACGGCCACGCAGTTATTCTATTTACAGCATCCGAACCTGTGGTTACATACTTAGCCTTCCAAGTTTTTCCACGAAGATTATTCATGGAAATCGTACCCGATGGGATACCTGCAAGAAGTCTTACGTTTGTATCGTTTAACGATATCTGCGCGGTGCTGGAATTACCCAACTCCAAGTTGATATTCGTCATCGCGATTGTGCCGGTAGGTGTAGTCACCTAACCACCTCGACTTATGGGGCGGGGGTAGGTCCCGGAGGTGCAGGCGGACTCCACGGGAAGGTGTTGGTCGGAACAACCGGATCCTTCTTCAGAGCAATCTGTTTCAGAATCTGCTCATCGACATGGTTCCAATACGAACCAACCACAACCGCCTGAATCCAACCAAGCACTTGCGCCTCGGTCAGTTGGTCGTATGGGGTGAAATCCGGCTGTGACGGATCAGGACTAAACGGGGTGGCACCTGAGAAAATACCGGTGTTACCGTCTTCATCCGTACCTGTGCAAGTCCAACGCGACTGCACCACGTAGTCTTGGTGGGTTCCCACCGTCGTCAGGGCCAACTCAGTGATTGCCCAAGTGTATGTAAGAGCCATTAATGTAACCTCGATTTCAGAGTTTCAACTTCGCCTTTGAGTTCCTTGATTGCTTCGATGAGCAGAGGAACCAGCCGCTCGTAATCAATTGTCAAATAGTTTGCATTAATTGGGGCGTCAGTGACAATCTCAGGAAGGACACGTTGGACCGCCTGTGCCGAGACGCCGACCTCGCGCTTGACCTTGTAGCCGAACTTTTGGGCAACTTCGTTGGCTTCATAATAGAAACCTTCTAGCTGATTCACCTTCTCCAAGGCATTCGTAATCTTACCAAGGTGCTTTTTCAGCCGCTCGTCTGAGTAGTACGCAACGATGTTACCGGCAGCACGAATTGAATCGCCTGTGGAATTAAAGTCAGCATAATAATTAGTATCGTAATAATCGTAGAAAATCGGCGTACGCATGTCACTAATAGACCGCATACTCGCATCAAGTGACGCATAGAAGCCGCCGTTAACAATACACATCAAACCATGCGTTGAAAGGTTAGATGCCGGACCGCCCGCGCTAGGGTATGACCACCACAGGCCGTATGCGCTAGACAAACTTGTGCCGTCAGCATTGCCTTTGTACGCATCGCCCATTGCAAATACGCACTGATAACGGGTTGAGGCATACAGACCGACGACCCCTAGCCCGTAGTTATTAAAAGTATGAAAACCATCTTGGTTAGATGTCGTCCAACGGGAAGTACCATTTCCATCAAAATAATACCCGGTGTTGTTGCTGTCGTAGAAGATTGGTGAGCGTGCAGAGCCGTTAATCTGTGTATATCCGCTAGTGCCACCAGTTAAAGTTAAAGCCGCTCCGCTGTCGTTACCTATCCCGCCACGCGCTTGAAGATTAGCCTCCATGTACACCGTGCCGCTATTAAAATACGCGCCGCCCGGCGCGACAAAATAACTTGGCGCTGAAATATACGGATTGGAGGTAGCAAAAGTAATACCCCCGTTTATATTTAATGCGGTAGACCCTGCTGGGTCTACGTAATAGCCGGTGTTATCGCTGTCGTAGAAGATAGGAGCACGGAGAGAGCCGCCAGCCTGCAATGCGCTGTTTACATATACGTTTCCTCCACCAAGAGGGTCAGACCCGTTGTTGACAGACATGACCTGAGAAGACATGTCGTAGTCTGTGTAGAAACGAACTCCTTGGTAGCTTGAGTTTGCACCAATCTTAATTCCAGTATGGAACGCAATTCGGAGGTCAGGGTATGGGTAAGTCCACGATCCGCTTTCGCGGTAGATTGCGTATGCTGTAGATGCACCGCTATCAAAATAAAGACCGAAGTTATCATCATCAGACACACTACCATCGTTTCTTAGCGTGCCTGCGACATAAACAGTGCTTAATACGCTCGAACTCGCCGGGTCTAAGTAATAACCGGTGTTGTTGCTGTCGTAGAAGATAGGCGCATCAACACGAGTTTCAACAAGTAGCCCGTTAGTTGATACCGCAGTACTTGTTAAACCGCTACCGATTGTTGTTCCGCCGTTTACATGTAGTTTTTTGTTGCTGACGTTAGAGCCGCCGCCGCCAATAGCGAACGTACTTCCGCCACCGTTGTACCAAATGAAATCGTTATTACTAACGTCAACAAATTGAATACCGGCCCACGTTGTTCCGCCACCGTTTAGCGTAATTTGATTATCGCTAGTGGAAGTAAAGGTTGTAAAAGAAAGTTGGCTGCTACCAGCCGGGTCTACGTAATAGCCGGTGTTGTTGCTGTCGTAGAAGATTGGGGCGCGGAAAGCAGAATCGTTCTGTGCGAATCCGCCGCTAGAACCAAAATAATAATTAGACCCATCGTTATAAAGGTATACGCCACCGTTATTGCCAAAATAAATGACGCCGGTAGTAGAAGATCTAGCAGCAGTAATGTCGCCGCCATTTATATACAGCCCTGTAGTTACCCCGCTAGTACCGGGATTCAGCGTCAATCTGTAGAGGTTGCTAGTACTAGCCGGGTCTACGTAATAAGCAGTGTTACCCGAGTCGTAGAAAAGCGGGGCGCGGGACGAACTTACGGCTTCAAAATAGTTACGAACGGTTTGGACAACGCCGCTTTCATTGATATACAGAGCAGTCTTAGACCCCGTGGCAAACGAATCCGTCGTTGCCAAGAACATACGAGTGCCGTAGCCACCGGATGACTGCACATAAACACCGGCTTGTGCGCCGGAAGTGCTCCACTCCCAAGTAATTGCTTGTGCGTAATCGGGAGTGCTTTGACCCGTAAATCTAAACTGATATGAACCTGTACCGGGCGTAGTCGTATTAATACTTGACGAACCCGAGACACCAACCCCAGCAGTACTGAACTGATTTGCATACAGCGTAGTACCGTTGAAAGTCAGGTTGGCCGAACCCGCAGCGGTACCGCCGTTGTTATAAATAACCTGAGTATTAGACCCAGCAATTGGACCCGGAGGGCCTGTTGGACCTGTTGGACCAGAAGGACCTGTTGGTCCGGGAGAACCCGTTGGGCCTGTTGGACCTGTGGGTCCAGTTGGGCCGGGAGATCCCGGCGTACCCGGAGTACCGGCAGGACCTGTTGGACCAGTCGGACCAGTCGGACCCGGAGTACCAGTTGGGCCTGTTGGACCCGGAGGACCTATCGGACCAGTCGGACCTGTTGGACCGGAAACACCAGCCGCCCACACACCGTCGCCACGCCAGAACGTAGAAGACGACGCACTTGTCCCGCTATTTAGATTAGTAACCGGCAAGTTACCGGTCACGCCCGTCGTAAGCGGGAGTCCCGTTGCGTTAGTCAGTACCGCCGCGCTCGGTGTGCCCAGATTGGGGGTAGTCAGTGTCGGGCTGTTGGAAAGAACAACACTACCCGAACCCGTCGAAGTCGTTGCTCCCGTGCCGCCATTAGCAACAGCAACCGGAGTAGTCAGGCTGAACTGCGTACCGCTAAGAGTGAGCCCCGTGCCCGCTGAGTAGATTTGGGCAGACGAGATCTGAGAGAACGTAATGGCCGTAGTGCCAAACGTGATTGTACCAACGGTATTACAAACATACGTCTCACCAGCACCGGTATTACCCGATGTAATGAAGAACGCATCGCCTTCGCCTAGTGCAGTGGGACTCTTCAACCCGTAAGAGTTGGCGTCACTAGCACGGGTCAAAACCCACGCAGTAGATGCGTTACCAACAACGGTTACAACGTAAACGCCGTTCTCAAATGCGTTGGTCTGGTTATAGATCAGGATTCGATCATTAACGGAGGCCGTTACACCGTCCGGAGTAAACGCAGCAAGCGTTCCCGTGTTTGTTAGTGTAGCGCCAACACCAGACGCGCCATTATTGTACGAAGCAGTTAGATTACCCGTCGTACTTGGAACTTCGTACTTAACCGGTTGGTGATACGTAATGCCTGACGAGACAAGTGTGTCTACGTAGGTCTTATTGACGATATCGTTACCGGTGCTCGGCGTGGTAGTAATCGTACCGGTTGTGGTTGCAATCGAAGTAAACGTACCGGCAGCGGGAGTAACCGCACCAATCGTACTGTTTTCAATCGCAATCCCACTGACCTTACCGGCTGCGTCTTCATAGACGGCCTTGTCTGCCGGGTAGTCACAGAAGACAAACTTTGTACCTGCTGAGAAGTTGACCGCAGACCCGCTATTAGAGGAAGCGAGAACGGTATCGCGGGATAGGGTTGTACCAGACGACGTATACGTACCGATGCCCACTTCCCACTCGTTAAGAGTTTGGTGAGAAATCGTGTAATACGTCGTATTCCCGTTGCCGATAACAGCAAAGGATTGGTAGCCGTCAACCGCACCGGCAAGGGCAATTAACCCAGTACCGGTGGTAGTCGTCGTCTCGTTGACGCGATCAGCAAGTACAAGGGCCATATCAGGCCCCCATCAATTGATCTTCCGTAAACCAACGCTGCTGGGTCTTACCCTCCGCATCGACCCACTCAACGAGGTAGAAAATAACCCCGTCCTCGGTCATACGAAGCGCAACAACCGGGCCTTCTGGCACGACAGCGTTTACGCGAACTCGGTCGCCTTTCTTAAACATGATCTACTCCTTAAGCGGCATCAAGGCTGAACGTGTAGGTCACGTTCAAAGTATCACCCGAAGAGACACTACGGTCGCCGGGAGATTGAAAATCCGATGCCGAGAACAGAATACCAGTTGAACCACCCTTGGTGTTGTCACTAATCAAGAACGCTCCACCAACCGTATTCGTCGCATTGATATTGAACTGAGCCGGGGAGAGCGTATTTGAAATGACAGAGGGATCGGCAGTTGTGGCCGTACCAAACGAGCAAGCCGGGCGAGTGGCATTGCTATACGGAGTAATCTCCGTCCACCCCGCGTGAGAAGCCGCCGTGTCGGAAGCAGCCGGGTTGTTTGACAGGGCCGGACCATAAAGCCCGATGTACCACGCAGCCGTGTATCCCGAGCCGGTGAAATACTTCGTGTTCATGTCCGCCAAACCGACGTTTACCACGAGGTTATGGGACTCAGCGACCCACTTCAGGTTGCCATCCTTGTCGCGGCATTCAAGACGAAACACGCCACCCGCAGCGGCGGTGTCACGCGAGCCCAGCAACTTTTCCAAAGCAGCGCCTACTGCATCTGCTGTCTTAGCCTTTTCGTTAAACATCTCAATAACTCCTTAAGTGAAGCGTAGCAGCGCAGAATTCGATGTGTTCGGGGGCATCTGCACCGTGAACGTGCCACTAGCCGTCTTGTCCGCGCCAAAACTCAAGACAGCAATAGACTTGTTGCCCTTGCTTACGTTGTATATCAAAGCCCCTGCCGCAGTGAATGTAGCCGGAGTCCACACAACGTTATTAAAGGTAACGTAAACAACGCTATTCGAATTGTTGATAGCCGCACCGGACATTACCTGCCCACCTGCGGAATAGCCCCCGCCTGTTACCTCAGCCGTAGTTGTGTACACGGTTGTGCTCTCGTTGATATTCGAAGAGCTGGTGTACAACGCCATTTTAAGCGTATCCGTAAGCAGGTTGTGGACGCCTTGCAGCATCTCCTGCCGGAAACTGATTGTCTGTGTCTGAAAGATAGCCATTAGCTAGTTACCGGTATGCGAACCTGACCCGAACGATACGAGTCACGCCGGTTCAGACCATCGCCCAAGCGAGCTAACTGCTGCATCGCTTCCTGATACTTCTGCTCGTAGTACTGCATCAAATCGGCTTCGCCCTTGAGGTACGTATAGGCTTCACGGATTGAGCCGTAGAGCAACACGTTTTCAAACCGGTCGCCAAGCCAAGTGGTACCAGCCGTCACAATGGACTCGGGGTAGTAGTAATAGTGCATCTCAACTTGATACGCCGTATCGGGGGTTGGCCCCAGAATTAGCGTGTTGTCGTCGAAAATTGCATAGTACTTAGGCATCCCGGTGTCAGACGGGCTCGGGTACGACTGCCGGATAAAGTTCACGTCCTTGTCAAGCAAGAACTCTTGCACCCCAGTACCCGGGGCGATGGTGGCTAAAGAGAACGTCGCAAGCCAATCTGAAGGTAACGTAAGGTATTTGTTACCAGTACTCAGGGTGCCTATCTGATTGCGCCGAATAGCGGGAATCTGGACCGTGTTGTATACGCGCTCTTCCGCAAGTTGTACGAACGTAGGGATATTCGCCACAAACGACGTTTCCGTCGATTCGCAGTATTGTTGTATCAACGTTGTGAGAGTCGCGTAATTCATCGACTATTAACTCCAGCCTGCGCGAACCTTACCGCTTTTCTGAAGATTGATCTGAGACACAAACTTCTTACCCTTGGTGGCAGCGCCAGCACCACGCATGTCCATGTGCGTAACGCCTTTGTTGACATCCTTCTCAGGGTAGCCGTTCTCACCGGTCGAGTCCGTGTTCGGCTTGATCTTGCCCATGTCTTTCATGTGGATTACCTCGGACCGCTGCTCTTACGCATCGGACTACGCTGATTCATGACCTTCGCCATGTTGCGTCCGTACTTCTTCATCTCAAGGTTGGTCTTGCCGCCAGCACGAAAGCCTTTAGCATTCTTACCATGAGCCTTACTCGCCGGGAGTTTGGCGTGTTCCTTCAAAGTCATAGCCATTTTCAAATCTCCTAACTAACCGTTACACTGCCCACTAAGCACTGGGCTACTAGGTAATTCGGGGTAAGCCCCGCATCATCGGCTCTAGCACCACCAACTGGTGCCCAGCCCCATTGGATCATTCTACTACCACCCGCGCCATTGTTGCCCGGTTCATAGTAGGACAAGTCCGGGCGGGGGTTTCTCAGTGCCTGCGGATCGTCAACCGGGTACAGGCCAAGTGACAACTGCGGCTGATCGGCTTCCCAGCACTCCGGGCAAACCAGAATGTTCACGTTCTTGGTCTTGATGACCAAGGACTTCAGTTGTCGAAGCTTGTACCGAAATCCACATCGGTCGCACTCCGAAATAGCATGTTTGCCACTCGCAAAGCGATTAGGCATTTTAGTACCCGCCTAAGAACGACTCTCTCGGAACAAACCGAACCGCAGCCTTTTCACGATCCTCACCCGCTGCCAACTCCCAAGCCTCGTCGTACTGAGCCTTCAAGACCTGCACCCGAGCATCCGCGCCGGGGATCTTCATCGACAGCATATAAGCTAAGCCTGCAACCATGCAGGGCAAGAACCGGAATGGGATATCCTGACCGTTGGAACCGTTTCCAACATCAAACATCCGACGCAGCCGGGTGTAGTACAGAGTCCAAGTCGTCGTGTTGTCTGGTTTTGGCCACACCGTAAATTGCGGATAGACCACGACGTTATCGGCACCTGTTGCGCCCGTGCGACGGTTAATCCAAATCTGGATCGGACGACCGGTCGCGTTTTTGTTCGGGATCGAAACGTAGGTGCTGGACGAGATACGGGTGATGTTGATGTCCTGCTGGTTTGTGCCAGTACCCGTACGAATCACGTGATCCAAAAGATCCACCGTATCCACCGGCAGATCGTAAGTACCCACGTTGTAGGTCAGGACATGCGTGCCCTGCTCCAGAGTCCACAGGTTGATGCCACGGTTAGCCCAGTCCATCAGAAGCAGCGACAGACTACGCTTAGCCGTACGGAGATCGTAGCCCGTACGCAGTTCCGCACCGCAACGCTCGAAAGCCTCCTCCACAATCGTGTTGAGGTCGAGATTGAAGTCGGTTGTGGCTGTAGTCTTGTCGGCCATTACTTCTTCCCTTTATTTGCCCGCTTGCCGGAAGCTGCGCGTTTTAGCAGCAACGCCTTTGGGTTGCCGTACGAATTGCTTGCCTTGGGCTTTGCCTTTTCGCTTGGCGGCGGTGGTTCGGGCGTACTCGGCGGGGGAGAGTGCTTTGATAGCAGCCTCCGGAAGATATCTTTCACCCGTGTCAGAAGATCGTTTACCACTTTTGGTTCTCCATTTTTGCTGAGTCCAAGCCTTCAGCGACTGTTGCGGAGCCTTCATGACTTATACCCGCCACCCTTCTCTTTGTACCGCTTAGCCAGCAATTGTGCCTTACGTGCAGACCACTGACCTGCTGCCGTACCCTGAACGGCACTATTCTTAATGCTGTTAAACAAACTCTTACGCATACCGGGCTTCGTGTAGTTCCCGGCTTCGTTGACCTTAGACTCGCCGCCCTTTTTGAACGTACGGATAGCCTTTCCAGTACCCTTAACAGGCTTGGCATCTCCACGGCGCTTAGCCCTAGGAATCTTGCTAGGAGCCATTGCACCCATACCGCGTGAAGGCATCATTAGTAGAAGTTTCCGAAGTTATACGGACCGATTCCACCGAAATAACTGCCAAGCCCCATGTTCATGCTGTTTGTCATGCGACGGGGTTTGTTGGGTTGGATTGGTGACATAATCGGTGAAGCAGGTTCGGAATAAGTAGGCGCAACAGATCCACTACCAGACGCCCCACGATTAGGATCGTACTGACCAGTTTCGTCAGCGATGGGAGCATCACCCGGAGCAGGGATAGGCTCAGACGGCATCACTCCTGTAATCGGATTTGCAGTAGCGTAGCGAGTACGCGACTCTTCTTGCTCCTTTTCAAATTGGGATAATCGCTCGGGAGAAACGAAAGGGTTGTCCGTAAACCGCATATCCATAGTTTGAATTGACCCGTCCGAAAACCGGTCTATGTAGTGCGGGTTTTTAATCATCCCCGGTGGAGGTTCGTTGGGTTTGCGAGTAGGTTGCGGTACCAGATCAGGCATACCCCTAGGATTAAATTGTCCGCCATAGGACATATCAGGCTGGAATCCGCCGTAATTACCGTAGCCGCCAAAGCCCATTTGCGGGCCAAAGCTTCCTAGACCATACCCCATCTGCGGCATACCAAAGCCGCCATACCCTCCAAAGCCGCCGTAGCCCATCTGGGGCATCCCGTAGCCGCCCATACCCCCAAAGCCGCCAAAACCGCCGCCATAGCCGCCATAGCCGCCATAGCCGCCATAGCCGCCCATACCCCCATAGCCCATCTGCGGCATAGAGAATCCGCTTGGACTAAACCCTCCGCCGAACCCGCCAAGCCCACCGAAAAAGCCACCAAACATTCCGGTGTTAGCGCCTTCCACAGAGCTACCCTGCTGGTTAGTGGCGTTAACCGGCATTGATTCTGGGCCTTGGGTCCTAGGAAAGTACGGATACATGACGGTCTCTTAGACGAACTTACCTCGGGTCTTACCCTTCACGGCGCAGCCATCAGCACGCTTGGAGGCGGAGGAGACGGAACCGCCCTTCGCCATTTTTTTGCCTAAACCGCGAAGTACTTTTTCAGGAATTTTAAATTCTCTGTACTCGTCTTCCTCTGGGTACCGCTTCACCTTACCCTTGGGGTACCGGCGCTTCGGCCCACCTACGTCGTAGTCAGGCTGCTGAAGAGTTTTGAGAGCTTGGAGATCAGCCTCAACATCCGCGCTAACGTTCTTAGCCACAGTAGCCACCCTTGTTCATCCGGACCATAGTGCCCTTGGTCTTGCCCTTGCTGGCGATACCGTCAGCGGCCTTGCGGAACACCGAACCGCCTTCACGCATCTTGACCATCGTGCCCTTGGTCTTGCCCTTGTGAGCCTTACCATCAGCGGCCTTGCGGAACACTGAACCGCCCTTACGCATCATGGTTTGAGTAGTACCACCGGCTGCGCCCATACCGCTGACAGGCATGGCAGCACCACCGGAGGGAGCGGGGGGACGGGGAGTAACCGTACCGAATTTACGCTTTTGCATATCCGCGTATTTCTGATACTTACTATAAGCAGACGGAAGGGGGGTACCGCTTTTCACGTAATCCTTTAGCGCCTGCCCCAAATTCATCGCTTTTGGTGCGCCGCCCGCAGCGAACTTCGGCATCTTCTTGCCCTTCATTTCCGATTCCTCATGTTTGATCATGGACTTCGGAGCGCCCTTCTTTTTCATGAAAGCCACTTCCTTCTTCATCATTTCCTTGGACTCTTTCATTTGGATTTACCTTTGAATTTACGGCCTTTGTCGGCCTTCATGAACTCTTTCCCCACTTTCGAGGGGACACCCAACCGCTTAGCAGCCTTCGGGTCATTAGCGACCAAGGCCATCAAACGATGCTGTTTACCGGACTTACTTGGCACGGTTCTTCCACCGCTTAATAAGATCTTTAACCGTATCGGTTTCGTAGATACGGATGCCCGTCCACACAATTGTGATTAGTGCTGCAACTGATGGGAGCATCTCTATCAACGTCCCTACAACGGTAAAGACCGAAACTGCATCACCAACGGTCTTAATAATTTCCTGACTCTCTTGCTTCATCTTCAGCAATTCCATGCACGAAGACTCTTATTGATCCGGCTGTTTGGGTCTTTGGCGGTTTTAGCACTTGTGAGCTTCCGCTTCATACCCTTCATCCGGGCACAGAAAGAGTCGCGTCTAGCACCACCCTCGGGTTGAGGACGCTTCAACCCCGGCTTACCGGGGTTTGCACGGTTGTAGGAAGCACGCCCTGCGGCGTTCAACCCACCCTTCGGGTTCTTGCCTTCTTTACGCTGCCAAGCAGGTGACTTAGGCATAAAACACCATCACCGAACCGATGCTCGTGACATCGACGTAAACGTCGGTCTGAAACAACAGTCCTTCACCGGGCAGGAGGATGTAGTCCGGAGTAGTCGATGAGGCAAGGGTATTGATGGTCGCTTTGACCGTACCCGATGCTCCACCGTCCTTCAGAACCACACTTCCCGCCGCAGAGTCGGGGATGATGTAGATAGCTTTTACGCGGCAGCGACTAAGGGAATTGCCCGCCTGATCAGCGAGAAGTCCATCGGTAGTTCGGACCGCGCTAGCTAATACATCTGTTTGCATAGCCATTAGCGGCTCCTATTAAGCAGCCA